TGTAGTGGCTTTTGTGGCAATAATAGTATCACAAGCAGTATCTATCTTTTCAAACACTTGTAAGAAGGTCTTACGCATCTTAGCATCGAAGTGACCATAGCCTTCTTTTATGTCTTCGTCTTGCCACTCAGCAACTAATTTTGCTTCTTCGTGTTGTGCTTCAAACTCCTCTTTAATAATTTTAGCATGAGGGCCTTTGATTTCAGGTTGATAAGACATCATCATTTTATATGGATCAAACTCTTTGAGTGTTTTATTACCGTCGACGAATTCGTCAATAAAAAATTCAAACTCACCACATAAATCAGATACCTGTTCTTTCATTCTTTGCTGTATACTGATTACAGGCTTTGCTTTTTTGTCTTCTAGTTTTTCTATTTTTTCAGCAAGACATTTTTTACCACGTGGAATCCACTCTTCTTCTTTACGTTTCTCATAATGTTCGCGTAAGGTTTCTGGCATGTAGCCTAATTTGTGCCACACATAAATTGTACTGATACAAGAACTAAAAGTCCAGTCAGGATTTGCTAAAATAATTTTTACTTCTTCAGGAGTCCAACCAGTATGATCTTTAATCCAACTTTTTACAATTGGCAGACCTTTAGTTTTGCTAACTTCTGTTCTAGCAAAGTATTCGCAACTACGGAATGCTTTAGTTTGCTCTTCCGGTTCCGTAACTAACTTCAGAGTCTTCCAATCAGGCTCTGTTGTGATGTATATAGATCGTTCTTTTTTCTTTCTAGCCATACCAATAATTACTCATTTTAAAAACTATATATAATTTTTTTGGCAAAAAGGGTGTCAAATAGATTCAAATCTTGCGATCAACAACCATTTTTACTATTGTTGCCATGTCGTCATTTAAGTATTGCCAAACTATATCTTCTTTGTCCTTGAGCAATAGTTTGTCTCTAGCAAATATAAGTGTTCCTATCATTGCTTCTTGCTGAGCATCTTTTCTACCTTCGTTACGACCAATGTAGTAAGCATTCCAAGATGCTCCTATTAGTACAACCCCAATTATCACTATTTCATAAATTTCCATAAACATATAATAGCAAAAAATGAAACCGTTGTCAATCTGATAAATACAGTTATGCCTAAAATAAGTTTATGGAACCCAGTTAAAAGAAACGATTATAAGTTTATCGACGGTATCGTGGCGGAAAATATATACGCAGGCGGTACTGGTGTAAACGTACACAAATACTTAGGTGTACACGATCAGGGCGACACTAACGACTTTTCTAAACCACAGGAAGGTAATAATTACGGTTCAGATGGTGATCAAAGAACAGGCGAAACGTTTATACAAGATGTTTTATTCTTAGAAAATAGGGACAGAAAGTATAGCGACGATATATTTGAATTACGTGGTGCTTACAATGTAGGCGACAACGACTTTGATCTTACACAATTTGGAATGTTTTTATCAAATGATACTCTTTTTATGAGTTTTCATATGGATACTATGGTAGAAACTATAGGCAGAAAATTAATGGCTGGTGATGTAATAGAATTACCGCATCTACGTGACGACTTATTGTTAGACGAAAGAAAAGATGCTGTAAATAGGTTTTATGTAGTTACAGATGCCAGTAGGCCGTCAGAAGGATTTGATCCAAATTGGTGGCCACACATGTGGAGAGTTAAACTAGGACCTATATCCGACTCACAAGAGTACAGAGATATTATTGGTTATGGTGACGAAGAAGATGATCTAAGAAACATCATTAGCACATACAAAGATGAAATTGATATTTCTGATGCTATTGTACAACAAGCAGAAAACGAAGTACCGAATGATCCTTATTATGCCGATGGTGCTCACTTGTATGTAGACGAAAATGCCAAAGGCAAACCGTTTATAGGCACAATTGATGGTGCTCCGAATGGTGCTACACTACTTGGTAGTGGCATATCATTCCCATTAGCATCAGCAGACGGTGACTATTTCTTAAGAACAGACTTTACTCCGAGTAGAATATTTAAAAAACAAGGTACTCGTTGGGTTAAAGTTGCTGATGATAGCAAACAAATATTCTCTAGTGCTAATAGAATCCTAGATGGGTTTATTAACAATACCACACAAACAACTAACACAGACAAATCAACTACTAATGAAAGAACATACGTTAGTAAAATTGTTAAACCTAAGACGGATAATTAAAAATGCAATATTGGTATGATGAACAAGTAAGAAGATATATTCTACAATTTATTAGAATATTTCATGCTTTCAAAGTAGCAGAAGGCGGACGTAACGGCGAAGATGTAAAATACAATACCGTTCCTGTTCGATATGCTGATCCAAGTAGAATGGTTTCGCATTTACTTAGAGAAAATTCAGAAAACGTAATTAACAGTACACCTTTTATAGGAGTTAGTATTGCAAGTTTACAGTTAGCAAGAGATAGAACACAAGATCCGTTTTTTACTGATACTAAATCAGTAACAGAAAGAAAGTACGACGAGGCAACTGAATCTTATAGTAACGAGCAAGGCAATCAATACACAATAAACAGATATATGCCTGTTCCCTTTAACCTAAGTATGCAAGTTGATATTTGGACTCCAAATACAGATACTAAACTTCAACTTATGGAACAAATTTTAGTACTATTTAATCCTACTATACAATTACAACAAAATACTAATCCATTTGATTGGACACAAATAGTAGAAGTAGAATTAACAGATATACAGTTTAATAATAGAACACTACCGCAGGGGGTTGACGAACAGATCGATGTATCCACATTGACTTTCCAATTACCTATTTGGATAAATCCACCTGCTAAAGTTAAACGTCAGAGCATTATACACGAAATACAAACAAATGTATTTGCTGACTTTAACGGTCAAAATCTTACCGATATCGGTTATGATGAAGACATATACGACTTCTTTAGAAACTTTGACTTAACATCTAGAGTTATTGTAACTCCGGGTAATTACAGAATACAAGTTGTAGGAAGTGCTATTACATTACTAGACTCAGCCGGTGTAAATACGCAGAGTTGGTCATCGCTAATAGAAATGTATGATAAAGAAGTGCAAGATAGTATTAGTTTACTAAAACTTAAAATAATAGATGACTTAGATGACGATACTCAGGATATAGCAGGAACTATTGCTATTAATCCAGCAGACGATACTCAACTAGTTTTTAATTTAGATACTGATACATTGCCGGCCTCGACAATCGGTGACGTAAATAAAATTATAGATCCTACTAAAAACTATCCAGGTGATGGTACTTTACCAGATCTAGCATACGGTCAACGATATCTTATTACTGAAGACTTAGGAGACGGATATACAAATTGGAATGTAGTTGCTTCGGCAAATGACATTATAGAATATGGTGATACTGGTTGGACTGTTAGTTTTGATGCTAGTACCAAATCAGACACTACAGCAACATCAAAGAACTTAAATACTAATAAAGTTTATAGATGGACAGGAAAACTATGGATGAGCATTTACGAAGGCGAGTACAACCCGGGATATTGGACACTAGTCCTGTAGAACCTTTTCAGGGTGTTGTTGCCGTTGGGGCAGTATTTCTTTCTACTAGGACTAACAGAGTACTCTTACAGTTCAGAAACAGCGACAAAAGACAAAAACACACTTGGGGATTTTGGGGCGGTATCGTTGAGAATAACGAATCGCCATACGAAGCACTGATTAGAGAAGTAGAGGAAGAGTTAGGAATAGTTCCTGATATTAATAAACTTAATCCAATAGACGTTTATCAAAGCAAAGATAGAAATTTTATGTATTATAGTTTTGTAGCGGTTATAGAAGATGAGTTTTTACCTACACTCAACGGCGAAAGTTGTGGGTATGCGTGGGTAAATATAGGCAATTGGCCTAAACCTTTACATGAAGGTGCTAGAGCAACTCTACTCTATAACAAAGGTAGAGATAAGTTACAAACTATATTGGATATACATAAAAAAGATGACCGACATAATTGACTTCAGACTTGTTAGATTTGAATCACTATTAATAAAATTCGCAAAAACAAACGAAATACCTAATGACTTTCTTGACGGTACAATGGATCTTGAGTATTTGTCCAATAAGTATAAAAATGTCTTATCAGAATATCATTCTAAAATTGTAAGTAAATTAAAACGTCTACTAACTAGTAAAATTAAAAAGAGTGCTAAACATGTATTAGTTGCTTTTATGGAAGAATACTATTACTTTTATACTAACCAATGTACTAAAGAAGACCAGTGGCATCACGATATTATTATGAGTAAGTATAGAAAGAATCTAAATCCTATACGAGCATTATATTACGAACTATTGAATATTATGAATAGTTATAATCCAGATAATGAAGCACATCAATTTGTTGTTGATTTGTTTATTGATGCTGAATGGCGTAACAGTATTATTAACTGTATTAATAAAGATGTAAGAGTAATAGATAAAATTACTTCTACATATCATTATCCTTTAGAAAAAGTTGGCAATAAGCCTTTTGAATTTTTTTATCTTGTGGAACTTAAGAAAGATTTAATAACTGCTAGAAGTATATTCCGTTCTATGGAACATTGGTCACCTGACGAATAATTACTTGTAAAGTTTTCTAACCGCACCATCAAACAATGGAGCATACATTCTAACAGGCTCTTCTTTACCTTTTACAGTAACTTCGCCTATGCTACTAAATGCTATATCACTACATTGTAAGTATGTATATTCAGAAACAATAATTGGTGTATCTTCTGCTCTTGTTTGTGCTTCTAATCTAGCACCTAAGTTTACAGCATCGCCTACAACACTATAATCTAATCTTGTTTCAGCACCCATGTTACCAACAATACATGTACCAGTATTTACACCTGTACCAAATTTCACTCTTGGCAGGCCACGTTCTTCCATTTCTTTTTCTAGTTCGTCACCAAGTAGTTCAATTTCTATCGCTGTTTTAACGGCCATCTCAGCATGATTTTCACATGGTAAAGGTGCGTTCCAAAATGCCATTATACAGTCGCCCATGAACTTGTCTATTGTACCACCGTTCTTCAAAACTATTTTTGTCATTTTATCTAAGAAACTGTTTATAAGTTCTACTAATCCTTCTGGGTCATCTGCTTTCATGTACTTTTCTGATATGGGCGTAAAGCCGACTATGTCAGCAAACATGAAACTCATTTCTTTTCTTTCGCCACCTAGTTTCATTAAACTAGGATCTTTAACTAACATATCAACATAGTCCGGGGATATGTAAGTACCAAACTGTCCTTTAATTTGTTGTCGTAATTTGTATTGTTTGTAGAAATTATTAAATGCTGATTGTGTGAAAATCAAAAAGCCACTTATCACAGGAAAAGTAGCATCTACTAATTGTAATTTATTTTGATATAGCCACACACTACCGTATGCTTCTCCACCTAAAATCAGCAGTGAAATAGGTGCTGTCCACAGTAAAGGCAATCTATACACCGCGATGGCTATTAAAATCATGCCACACAACGCACACAGAAGTTCTATAAGCGGCGATAACTGGTTACGGGTTATATTGGTACCATCAATCATATTTTGTAGCATGTGTGCGTGTATATGCTGTGGATAGAGGTTGCCTCTTGGAGTAGGTACAGGGTTAGCAATACCCTCTGCTGTAACACCTACAATTACTAGTTTACCGCCTAAGTCTGGTATGCTTTCTGCTCCTGTGTATTCTATTTCTTCGAATGTATTATTAAAACGTATATATGCTGTACCGTCAGGTTGTGTTACAAAAGGTTCGAACCCTTTAACCATAAATTCTTGTATACCTATTTCGCTTGTTTTAATTTTATAACTTTTTTGTCCAGTTTTAACCCTTAACATCTCTATAGCAAAACTAGGATATATTTTATTTTCTACACCTATTGCTAATGGGTATGTTCTTGTTACAAAATCTGGTTGCGGTGCGGAGGCATTAACGCCTTTTCCGTTTGATACTACTTCTAACATAGGAACATTTGTTACTAGATTTTTCCATGTAAGTAAAAAGTCTGTTGCTGGAACAGGTCCAATTGTACCCGTGCCTATATGTGGTCCACTTGTTTTAATACCTTTGCTACTTGGTGTTTGGCTAAGAACATTATAATTTATCGGGTTACGTCTAGCACCAGGTACATTAACTAAGTTTTGATTTAGAATACTAGCAAAACTGTCGTCGCCACCAAACCTATCTTCTTCTGGAAACATTAATGTCCAACCTAGTACACCCGAGTTTTTACTAGCAACATCTACAATTAGTTGGGCATAGTATTGTCTAGGGAAAGGATACTGACCATATGTTGCTAAAGTATTTTCGCCGAAGTTTAATAAAACAACGTCATTGCTTTGTTTAATTTCATCTAGTTGCTGATAAGAATCAAATGTTTGATTTCGTATATTCTCTAGTGGCGTAGGGTCTGCTACTTTAAGTGCTGTAAGTAATAAAATTGAAACTATTACAGCATAGCCACTATACAACCATTTCACTTGGGATATCCTTCGTACCATTCTATGATAGTATCTACTCTAACATCACGCCATGCTCCTACATCTAGTCCCCAGCATATTACAGCATCTGGACTAGAATATTTTTTTATTTGTAATGTTTGCTTTGATATGTCATTGTTTAGTGTACACGGCATTGTGCGAATTTCACCTGTGCCAATTTTTTTAAATACAATAGTAATCACGCCCTTTTGCAAGGCATCGATAATTTTCTGTGAACTCATTTATCTACGAATGCTCTTTCTAACATGAAGTCGCCCATTTCACCTGTATTGCCTTCTTGCCAATTTAGTGTTTTAAACATAGTACGACATTCTTTATTCATTTCAGGAGAACCGCATACCATTATGCCGTCTCTTTCTTTGAGGAACCCACCTGGTAAGTAGTCTTCAACATACTGCCAAAAACGGCCAGGCCTTACATAATCTTCTCTTGTTACAGTTGGGATATATGTAAATGGTAATTCTTCTTCAATAGTATTTAGCGATTCTATGTAAGTTAATTCGTTGATGTTTCTTACGGTATGAAACAAGTATACAAACCCAAATCTATCATACGTTGCTGGGTCATTTACAATGCTCATAAAAGGAGCAACGCCTGTTCCTGTTGCTAACAATATTAAATTATCCTTAGGATACAGATAATCACATACTAAACTGCCTGTAACTTTTGGATTAATTAATACTTCGTCTCCTATTTGTAAATTCTGTAATTTGCTTGTCAGTGGTCCGTCGGGTACTTTAATACTTAAAAATTCTAAATAGTCATTGTAATTTGTACTTACAATACTGTATGCTCTCATTATCTTTTTAGGTTCTAAGTCTAACCCAATCATACAGAATTCGCCATTCTTAAATCTAAAACTTTTGTCTCTTGTAGTTTTAAAACTGAATAGTCTATCTGAATAGTGTTTGATTTCTATAACTTTTTCTTTTAACACAGAAGTATTTATTTTTATCTTATTTTGTTACAGGTTTGTTTGGCATCGTGTAGTAATCTATAATTATTAGAAACTACAAACATGTACATAATATTAGTATTTTCTAGTTCTCTGGTACTAATCTCTTTGTAATAATCGTTTGATAATAATCCAGGAGCAAGTAACATAGTTTTAGTTAATACTAATCTTGTGTCACTCGGAGTTTCAGTAAACAATGGATTTATTTCTTTTATACAGTCGTACTTTAATGCTTTAGATGTTGTATAGATATCTAGTATTTGTAATGTCCAAAACATTGCCCATTCTTTATTATCGGGTCTTTCTTGGATATCAAACTTTGGTATCCTGCTTGGCAATGGTCTACATTCCACAGGATTAGAATCGCAATATCTGTAATCTATCGGCATCTTATATTCTAAATTAAACTTTGTTAATGTACTTTCTTGTGCTATAATGGCTGAGGGTAACATTAGTAGTAATAAAAGTATTTGCTTCATAATTGTACTTATGAAAAATTAAAATTATAGAAGAAAAACCCCCAAATCTCTTTGAGGGTATTTCTGGTATTCTATTCGCATTCCTTAGGATTCTTTTTACAGTATGCTAGTATTTTATCCATATTAGCATTGAGTAGAGCCACTAACTCCTTTGTAGTTAATTCCTCCTTACTCCTACTGAAGAAGGTTAATCCTTTTTTGGTTCGTCTTTGTCCTCGTCTTGTAATTCGTCTGTTTGTCTGTCGACTTCATCAGAAACTGTTTTTACAACACCTTTACCAAGGTCTGCTCCAGCAACTACCACAGTCTGTGCTGTATCAATTGCTAAAGTTCCAACAGATACAACATCATCAGCAACTGCTGTTGTTATTGTAGCCGCTCCGCCAACTACTGCATCAACAGTACCTGTGACAACTTCTGTTCCTGCGTTCCAAACACCTCCAACTGAGGCGCAACCTACAAAACCGGCTGAACATAAAACTACGAAGAAAGATTTTAATATATTCATATCTTCTCCTATATATAAGATTGTTATAAAACCATCTGTTATTATAACATAATATATTTATCACTTTGCTATATTCTATATTCGGTAAAAGGCTCTCCTCCTAGACTATGAAGATCAGCATACCATAGTTCTTGTAATAAAATGTTTCTTGTGCTTTCGTGTTCTGTAGAACTAATTAACATAAGTAAATTGTCTCTATTTGCTTGTTCTATTTGATAGGTCAATTCTACCCATTTGTATAATATCAAAAACATCGATACAGATGCTATAAAGGTAAAAACTGCTGTTGGGAAAAAATAGGTAAAAGCAACAAAATGAGCACCGAATATACTGTAGGCGTATATTTTTAAACTTTTTGTGTGTTTAGTAACGTGGGTCATAATCCGTATAATCAATAAAAGGATCGTCGTAATCGGCTATAATATAGAGAGGAGTTAAATAGTTATCGGCATCCCATACAAGGGCATGATAAGGTTCTTTAGGCCAATCTATACCATCACGTTTAGCCATGTTATACACCATGCTATAAATTAACAGCATATAAAACCAAGGAATTAATAACGCAATAATTAGCATAGATGTTATTGGGAAGTATACAGCAAACGCAAGTATATGTGCTAATATTATAGCAACCGAATATACTCTCAAGGAGTCAGTGAATTTACTAATCACTATCCTCTAACTCTTCCTTTATAAGGAATCGTACATATTCGTCAGCATTTGTTAAATTGTAGTCTGAGACAATAGCGAATATTAAAGTCAAAAAGACAAGTGTCATTATGAATGACAAGTATAGATTTATGCCGGCTGTGATCTTCAGCCACTTAATCATATGTTTCATTACTTTAAATTATATAGCAAATAGATATGGTTGTCAACCGTTAATCTTGTGTAACTGAGATACTACATCCACCTACTGTTACACAGGTTTGTGTTATTGAATATGTTTGTGCTACTGAATTATGTCCTTGGTTTAAATATAAATCTGTGCCATAAGTTCCATACAAATTTATAGTTGCCGAATGAGCACCATTTTTTCTTTGTTTTATATAAACTTCATTATTATCATTGTAGATATTTAAGTTTAATGTTTTGCTTCCATTCTGTATTTGTCCAGCATAAACTTCGTTACCGTCACCAAATATGTTTACATACATATTGTGATTTACACTGGCACTATCTTGTTTTTGACCTGCTTTAAAATCATTATTGTCGCCGTGTATGTCTACTCTTACTAAATTACCACCTGGTTCAGTGTAGTCATAACTCCAGTTAGTATTACCGTTATTGGAGTTTTTATCTAAGAACCATCCTTGAGCAACTTCGACATCATTGTTATCACCTTCTACGTGAAATTCTATTTTATTTTCGTTACAACTTGACCAACTACATTTTTGCCATAATTTTAATGTGTTGCTATCACCGTCAATATCTCCACCTTGGTCGTGTCCTTCTCCCCATATACTTGAATAACCAATATATTGATTATTACCTTCTTGTAATATGGCTATCTCGTTAGATTGTCCGTCAAGACTAAAGTTTACTTCATTATCGAACCCGTCTTGTAATACTCTAAAAATATTATTTGAGGAGTCTGAACTAACAATTCCTAAGTCTACATTAATTAAATTATCATATCCTTCTTGAATTGTTTGAATAATAACATCATCACCTGCTTGTTCTAATATTATTTCTTGGTCGTCGGCTTTTGCTGTTGTACTTAATAACAACATCATGCCTAGCATTATGTAACCTAATACTAATAAGGGCGTATCTTTTGGTTTCATATTTTTTAATTTTTCGTCTAAATTCATTCTTGTGTAATAGTAATTATAATGTTTTCACAACTGCTTAAACATATAATATTATCTCCCATATCGCTATCTCTGATATCTAATTGTGCTTGTGAACCTCTTGTTAATTTAATACTAATTGTATTACTCGCCTGTCTTAGGAAAAATACTTTTCCGTCTAAGTCTGGTATAATATTAAATTGGTTATCTGGATTAGCACCAAACACCGCGCCTATTAGTTTGTTATTACCGCCTCCGTCACCGCCATCTTCTGCTAATATATCGACTTCAGTTTCTATAACTTCTAATAAGTCTTTCAAAAAATCAACATCTAAAAAATTTATATCTAATGTTGTAAATTCTAAATCTTCTGTGGTATCTGCTAATGCGTCTTGCTCGATAGCATTTTCGTCCAATCCGTCAAAGTCTAGCAGTCCACCGTCTCCTTTTAATTGCTCTTGTTGTTCTTCCTCTGCCTTTACTATTTCTTCTGGCTTACTAACAATAAACATGTTATCAATCATGTTTAAGTCTAGATCAACAAGTACGACAGGTTGTGTTGGACTAGTTTCAAATGTGCTTACCATAACTGCCTGATATGCCTCATCTAGTACAACGGTTCCGCCGTCGTTTGTAACTGTAATACTTCCTGAAGGTCTACAACCTTCTTCAAGTTTAACCCTATCGTCACAGTTTTCATCTGGTAACAATATAACTAAACTTCTACCCAGTTCGTCAACTGTAGTAGTAAAATCTGTTCCCCTGATACCAATACTGGCAGTAGGAGTTTGTATCTGTATATTTTCTTTAGGTACTAAGCCTAATCCGCCTGTGGCAAATCTTGCTGTACCTTGAACAAAATTAAGAGCCATCTTACTTTTGCTCGGGTCTGGATCATAAACGTATTCGTCTATCTCCATATATGTGTGTTCTGTCAAACTTACCTGTGTACTATCAACAAATTCTATTTTAAGTCTACCGTTTTCTGTTTCTACTTCATCGTAACTAACTATATCGGCTTCCAAATTTGCTTTTAATTCTTCTCCTGAAAGGCGAACTATACTGCCTGCCTTTCCGCTTTGTTCGATTATGCCGCCAATTGGTTCATTAGCGGCACTCTCGAATGTTAATAACAGTAAACATACTGCTAACCAGTTAGTCTGTCTGCTTAATACTAACTGACGCATTTTCGCTATCTAGGTTTACATCTATTATCCCTTCACAGGTTGGATTACACGTTGCGGCCATATCCTGGACAAATTGAAAGTCCCCATTACTACCGTCTAACACTACTGTTAAACTATGACCCGAATTACCGCTTTGCTTAGTAGCAAAGGCGTTATTACCGCCATCAATATCCATGTTCCACACAACGGAACTTGTATCGATTACGATACCTGCCATAGCACTTGACCCTGTACAGTTTGTGCCACAAGATTCGCCTTGTCCTTGTGCCGCCCAAACTTTGCTGTTAGTAAAACTTGTTGAGAAGTCGTTACTATCTCCAAGTATAACTAAATCAAAGTTTAAACTTTCTGCTGTAGCATTTCCGGCTATATCAACATTAAATATGTTGCTGTCACCTTGTATGTCTACTAACATGTCTGTATAGTCAGCACTATTTCCTTGTGCGCCGATTTGTAGATCCCAGACGTTGCTATCACCTAATTGGTAAAAATCTAATACACTTGAACCGTTTCCATCAAGTATTAAATCACCGTATAGTTTGTTGCTATCACCGTCTTGTATGATGTCAATTATTAAACTGGCACCTGTTACAATCAAGTCAGATCCGGCACTCGCATCGCCGGAAACTTGGTTTCCACTACCTGCTTGTAAAATTGTTAATATCAAGTTATTACCTTCTTGGTCTAATAACACTTCGTTATCTGTAGCACCAAGAGATGGACTTGCTATCAACACCCCTACAATAGCGAAGACATTTACTACAAAATTCTTAATTAAATTCTTAGTCTTCATTTTTTATATCTCCAATATTGGTTTCACCTTTAAGAAGTATTTTCTTCCATAAAGGTTGTGACTCAGGATCACTAACGTTGCCCACTTTTTCCGCGTCCGTTAAAAGATTTTCTGAGTTGAGTTTCATCCAGTATGCCTGTTCTTGTGCGGCTACTACTTCATCCCAATCGTCAGGGTAAACAATCTTCCAGTATCCTCTCTCGTCACCTTGCTCTATTAAGGATAACACCGCGGCTTCGATCGCTGATCTTACTGCGAATGTTACACTTTCGTTTTCTGTCATACCACTTTCCAATTCAAGCAATTTTGTATCCATATCTAAAAATCGGAATACATCACCTGCTTGACCAGTACTCAAAATGGTTTTGTATGTCTGTACATTCAGTATCACCTCACCCGTGAGTGTGCTTACGGCTCTTAATGATACTGTCACACTATCTCTACGGTATTGATTTGTTGTACCAATACCAAGATATCTTGCTCCGTTACCTCCTGTTTCAACATTAGTGTCGTATCCTATAATACCACCTTCTAATATCATTCCAGCAAATAACATTGGCTGTAGTTCTTGGAACTCTTCTAAACCTTCCGCTTTGGCCTGTTCAGATCGAGTACTTCGTACTATCTGCCTTTCTCTGACTAAATGATCTAGTCCAAGTCCTCTTTCGACAACTCTAAACCATGTTCCTTTTGGATTATCTCCTGAACCTGCGGCTTTAAGAGCGTCTATTAATAAACTTTTTGCGTCTTGCGTAACTGCTGTACTAAAACTAGCAACTCCGTCTTGACTTTTTCTTTGTCCTGTTTGGTCTGTAAAATTATATACTGCTACCACTGGCATTTGTTTGCTTGGTGGTAAGTATCTGAGTTTTCTATAAGTCGGTAATTCAACTTGTTTTGGCTCTTCAACACATTCTAAAAAATCTGTTTGACATGCTTGATCACCGGGAATTGAAATGCTGGCACAACCAGTAAATAACACCGTTCCTGCAAATAACAAGATCAAGTTTTTATAATTCATTACCCGCCTATATTACCTATTCCAATTGGTATTTCAATTTCAGTAATAGTACCGTCTGGATCTACAATAGTCAGTTTAATTATTTCTAGTCCATCCGCATTTACTGTTTTAACGTATGTAACTGTGTTGCCCTCTATTTCAAAACTACCGGCATCAGAGTTTGTACATGTTATAACCGTTGCTGGGTCACAAAACATACTATCAACGAGGCCCTTAGAAATTTGACTGTAAATTCTACTCTCTAAATTTCTAATGAACTTGTTAATTGTTGAGTTTTCGTTTTCCCTTTCTGCTCTGGCAAGTGCGGCTTCTATATCTTCCTTTATCTTGTCTCTACGTGATTTTTCTTGGTTCTCAATTGTTAAATAATGAGCACCAGTTCCTTGACCACTAAAACTAGGACTTTTAAATTTAAACTTAATTTCATCCGCATAACATTGACCTACAAAAAATGTTATCATTACCATTATACCTAAATGTGTTCCTGTAACTTTTTTCATTCTTCCTCCATTTCCTCTTGTTTACGAAGTGCTTCTTTTTGTTTAGCCTCTTCTAAAACTTGTTGTCTTGCTTTGTATTCCAAAACAACATTAACTTTTTGCTGTAAGCGAATCATATCTTGATCAAGCATTCTAGTTTTATCAATTACTCTAATTAATGCTATGTGCATTTCTGCTAATGCTGGATCAATGTGTTCGCCTATAAATCGCCAAATATAAAATATAAAGTAACCTAACCCTACTGCCATAACAACTGGAAAACCGTAATCATTAATCAGTTGTCCTACATCCATTAATCTCTCCTCGCGTCGACTTTACCATCCTCAACAAAGTTTTCTGCTCTGGCGATTCGTTCTATATCGGGTCTGAGTTCTAAAGCACTACTCACAAGTAAATCAATTTTCATCATTTCATTGCTCATTGTACTTGCTCTTGATTCGAGCATCTTACAAAATCCAGTTAAGGTCTTAACTTGATCTACTATACCTTCCATTATTTGTTTTATAACTAAGAATATAAAAAAACCCATCACCAAACTACCGGCAATCGGTGCTCCTACCTCTGCTATCAATTTAAAGATATCTTCCATAAAATTTTCCACACTCTGTTATATTGTATCTGTAGGGTGTGTGTTCTGTTACTCTCTACAAGTGTATTTATCAATATACGGCCAAAAAGAAAGGGCCTAAAAAGACCCCTTCTAAAGTTTTGTAAAGTAATTACTTGACTTACATTAAGTTAATCAGTCCTTCAATTACATGCTCTCCGTCGCCTGCTGATTCCATTGCTTTACCAAGGATTCTACCTGCTTTAGCATCGTTGTCTGCTTTAGCACGACCTTCAACACCGGAACTTACTAATAAGTCACCTTTGTGTACTGGTCCAACTACTTTAACAGGAACTCTTCCTGCTAATGCTATTGCTGGGTGAGTTGCCTCACTGCCTGCTTCGGCATTCATTAAGTGAGCCGGGTTAGTCGAAACTACACCTGCTACACTATGATGTCCTTCTTGAGCACATGCTGTTACTTCTTTATCACCACCAAAGCACACTACTGTACCTGGTTCTAAAGGCTTATCTGCTTCGTATCTTTCTGCCAAATCCGCATATTGAGCCGATGTTGCTGTACCGTTAAAGGTATTAGCATACATGGTTCCGAATTTAACACTACTTGATCCGATGTTATAAGTTCCTGAAGGTCCTGTAGCAATAATGTTTCTAGTAGTTATATCACCACTAAATGTACCGCCTGGGAATGGATTACCTGATGGTCCTGTTGGTCCAGTAGCACCTTGTCCACCCTGAGCACCTGTGGCACCCTTCTGACCTTGTCCACCTTGAGCACCTTGAGGTCCTGTAGCACCTGTGGTTCCAGTAGCACCTTTTTGTCCCTGTGGTCCTTGAGCACCTTGTCCACCTTGGTTACCTTGTGGCCCTGTAGGACCAGTGGCACCTTGTGGTCCCTGAGCACCAATTTCACCTTTCTGTCCTTTAGCACCAGTAGAGCCTTGAGCACCTGTATTACCTTGCGGTCCTTGAGCACCTACTTCACCTTTTTGTCCCTTATCACCGTCTGAACCATTTGATCCGTTTGATCCTGCTGGTCCTTGAGCACCTTGAGGTCCTGTAGCACCTGTGGCACCTTTATCTCCAGCAGTTCCTTGTGGTCCTTGAGCACCTTGAGGTCCTGTAGCACCCTGAGGTCCTATGTTACCTTGTGGTCCTTGTGGTCCAGTTGGTCCAACTTCACCTTTAAGTCCTGAACTTGAGCCAGTCCACGCACCTGAACTATTAATTACTTCGCCTACGCCTGTAATGTAATAACCTGTAGCATCTAATGGAGCATCTGCTAACCATCTGTCAGTAGACTCTTTCCATAGGAATTGCTTATTAGTGCTGTCGCCTCTTTCAACTTCAAAACCAGAATCTTCTGATGGTGTACCAGTAACGTCACTATTAAGAATAATAATGTTGTCACCTGTTGAAACTGTTGTAGAATTAACTGTAGTTGTTGTACCGTTAACAGTTAAGTCGCCGTTCATTACTACTGCGTCACTAAACGTTTTAGCACCTGCTATTGTTTGTGTACCAGTTGTTCTAACAACCGAACTGTCTAAGTCTAAACTGTTAGCACTTGCTGTAATACCGTCTCCGCCAACTGCGTTAATAACACCTGAACTGTAAGTTAAACCATTACCAGCAGTACCTGATGGTGTTGATAATGTTAAAGTTCCTGCGGCGTCGTCATAAACTGCGTCAATACCGTTTCCGTCTACGATCAATGCGTTAACTCTGTCGTCTACTCTTTCGTTAGTAAAGTATAAGTTTGTAGAGCCTTCGTTTAAATCGTCTGTATCAAAGGCACCCATGTTTACTGCTACGTCATCTGCGTTTACAGTAATACCTGTACCAGCACCAACGTTTACAGTTCTACTTGCGGCTATTGTTCCACCACCAGTTAAACCAGTTCCTGCTATAATACTAACACCTGAGTGATCAATATGTTCGTTAGCAACATATCCACTTAAATTATGAATATCAATATCGCCATCTGTAGTAGTAATAACACCTGTACTACTATTATAAGTAATACCTGTTCCACCACTTAAATGTGCTCTTACTTCAGAAGCACTTGGCCCTGTGTAAGTAATAACACCTGATGTACTATTGTATGCTAAACTACCATCACCACCTGCGTCTGTTACTGAAACAGCACCTCTGGCTCTAGCATTTGAGAAATACTTATTGTCGCCTTCGGTAATATCTGTAGTTGTTAATGCTTCACTAATTACTAAAGTACCTGCTGAATCATTGTATGTAGCAGAAATATTTCCACTACCACTAATCAAAGCACCTACTATATCTTGTACTTCTTCAGTTGTTTGTGCTGTTGCGTCAACATAGGCTTTAGTAGCCGCATCTTGGTTCGCAACCGGATCATCTAGGTTGTTAATGTTGTTACTGTTCATGTTTACGTTTGAAGCAAACTTAACACCACCTGTTGAACTAATTGTTTTATTAGTTGTTAGAGTAATGTCTGATTTAAGTTGAATTGCTCCACCCGCCGTAAGTTCAACATCACCTGAACCTGTTGAAATAACACTAATGTTTTGGTTAGTGTCCGCACTAACAGTAATTGTACCTGAGTTATCAGATAACACTTGCTGTCCGTTAACGTATAAAGATCCTGGACCAACGTATATGTCTCGCCATTGCTTCGCTAATGAACCTAAGTCATATGTAATGTTAGCACTTGGAATAATATGCCCATCAAACGAACCACCGCCTAAGTAATTTTTAACTCTAGCATCGGTATAGTATAAGTTACTTGAACCTTCTGCTGTTTCGTCAGTTGTTTGTCCATCGACGTATGCCTTAACACTTTGCTGACTTGGAAGTCTAGTAGCACTATTAGAAGCCATATTATCTTCATCAATAAGTGCCGCTGTAATTCTAGCATCTGCTCTAGCATTTGTATAATACAAATTAGTATTTTCTGCAACATCGGCTGTACTTGTTGGTAAATTAAAGAATGTTGAACCATCATTTGTAAACTGCCATCTATCTGTACTTTCTTTAAATTGGAATTTAACGTTAGTTGATGTTCCTCTTTCAACTTCAATACCTGCGTCCTGTGAAGGAGTACCTGCTTCGTTGTTGTTAAGAACAATCATGTTGTCATCAACAGTTAAAGTTTCTGTTGCGACCGTTGTTTGTGTTCCGCTAACTGTTAAGTTACCTGAAACGACTATGTCATTACTAAATGTTTTAGCACCAGCAATACTTTGTGTACCACTTGTTCTAACTACAGTATTATCTACTGAGAATGAACCACTACTAACATCTAAACCGTCACCTGCAGTTAGATGTGCTCTAACTTCTGCGGCACTTGGGCCTGTGTAAGTAATAACACCTGATGTACTGTTGTAAGCAAGACTTCCGTCTCCGCCTGCGTCAGTAACACTAACTGAGCCTCTGGCTCTTGCTGTTGTATGATAAAGGTTACTTGAACCTTCGCTTAAATTATCTGTGTCGAAGGCACCCATGTTTACTGCTATATCATCTGCGTTTACAGTAATACCTGTACCTTGTCCTATGTTTAGACCGACTGTACCTGTTGTACCGCCGCCTGTTAAACCGTCTCCAGCAGTAACACCTTCAATATCACCTGCGTCGTTAGTAAAACTAATTACACCTGTGCCACTGTTGTATGCTAAATCTCCACCAACACTAATAGCACCTCTGGCTCTAGCATTTGTGAAGTAAAGGTTAGTTGAACCTTCTGTCATTTCATCTGTATTGTCTTTAGTTGCTATTTGTGAAGCAACAAAAGCCTTAACTGACTGCTGTGAAGGAACATGAGTAGCACTATCACTAGCCATATTATCTTCATCTTTAATTGCGTTGCTAATTCTAGCATCCATTACTGAGTCAGCAAATCCTAATGTTCCTGATGATGCTGTTAAATTTGTTCCAGCCATTGCTGTAGCCAAATCTGCTATGCTTTCTTTCTTCGAACTACTGTCACCTGCGTCAATAATTGCAATGCTGTCTGCACTTACATCTACTGCCGCGGCTGTTAGTTCATTAAGGTCTAGTGCTAATGAAACTGCTCCACTAGTACCGCCTCCACTTAAACCATCTCCTGCCGTTACTGCTTCGATATCACCCGCTGAGGTTGTATTAGTAATTGTTAATGTGCCTGCGGCATCATCGTATGATAAACTAATACCCGAACCTGCTGTAAGTAAACCACTTACCGCATCTTCGATGTTCTCTTGCGTGTTAATTTCTGAGTATTTCGCAAGTCTATGACCACCAGCCGTGCTACCGTCGTGAACTCGGATGGTGTTATTGGTAGTATCAATCGTGATTTCACCAACAAGACCTGTAAAGGAATTATGTTCTGTGGACGTACCTCTTCTTCTTTGAATCGCGTATGCCATTTTTATATTCTCCTAAAATATTTTTTAACGTTAATTATATTGGTTGCTGAATTGTTGTCTGCGTGTGTGCAACCTAGAAGATTTTGACTGCGTTTTACGATGTATGCCCGAAATACATCCGCATGCCAATTGGGGCAAGTACATGTATTTATCGGAATCTTATATTTTGTTGGAGTTAGACTAAAATTTCTATTACGCCATTACCGGCATCTAGTTTACTTTCTAATGCTCTACCTACTATTTGTAGTGGACTTAATGTATGCGGTAATGCTCCTACCATAGCATGTCCTGGTGTGTCACTAGCAATAAGCACATCACCTTTGTTTACATTACCTGTAACTTTACATGGTACCCTACCGCGTAACGCAACTGCTACACCGTCAGCATCGCTATTCATTAAGTATGCTGGTTCTGTACTAACAACACCTGCTATTTTATAATTGCCTGCTTCATCTGATATAGTAACTTCGCTTTCGCCACCTAATATTAGTACAGTACCTGGTTCATAATTAGCATCTGCTTTGTATCTTTCAGCCAAGTCAGCATATTGAGCCGACGTTGCTTGACCATTAAATGTATTAGCATACATATTGTCAAACTTAACACTACTTGAACCAATATCATATGTTCCTGAAGGGCCTGTAGCAACAACATTTTTAACAGTTATGTCGCCACTAAATGTACCACCCGGGAATGGATTACCCGAAGGTCCTGTAGCACCTTTCTGTCCTTGCGGACCTGTACCACCTGTTCCACCTTTATCACCTTGTGGACCTGTAGCACCCTGTGGACCTGTACCACCTTGGGCACCTTGAGCACCTACTTCACCTTTCTGACCTTTATCACCTGTGCCACCTTGAGCACCTTGTCCGCCCTGAGCACCTTGTGCACCCTGGTCGCCTTTTTGTCCTGTAGCACCCTGAGGTCCTGTAGCACCTGTGCCACCTTGGGCACCTTGAGCACCTTGCGGTCCTTGAGCACCTACTTCACCTTTCTGACCTTTATCTCCAGTAACACCGTTTGGTCCTGTGGCACCTTGAGCACCCTGTGGTCCTTGTGCGCCTGTATTACCAGTATTTCCCTTATCGCCAGTAACACCCTGGGCACCTACTTCGCCTTTTTGTCCTTTGTCACCAGTAATACCATTAGGACCAGTGGCACCTTGAGCACCTTGAGGTCCTTGTGCGCCAGTGTCTCCTTTTTGTCCTTGTGGTCCTTGTAAACCTTGTAGACCCTGCGGTCCGCTGTCTGACGGTATCCAATCATAATCCGAACCGTTCCAACTTAATACTTCGCCTGTTGATGCTGTTGATTGATTAATATGAGTATCTACTCTTGCGTTTGTATAATAAAGATTAGTACCTTCTGTTAAATCACTTGTAGTAGCCGCCGCTATTCTGGCATCTGCTCTTGCGTTAGTGTAATATAAATTTGTTCCTTCGCTTAAATCCGATGTTGACTTAGCAGTAAATCCAGCATCTACTCTGGCATCTGCTCTAGCCTGGGTATAGTATAAGTTACTAGTACCTTCGCTTAAATTGTCTGTATCTAAACTTGTTAATGTACCTGATTGTAGTTTACCACTTGCGTTAAACAATACTGCTGAACTTGGTCCTACAATACTGTCGTTAAATGTTGTACTACTACTAAATGTTTTAGCACCTGCTACTGTTTGACTTCCACTTGTTCTAACTACTGTGCTGTCAACTGCTAAACTAGGTGTACCTGTTGTACCTCCTCCACTTAAACCGTCTCCTGCTGTAACACCTTCTATGTCGCCTGATTCTGCTAATGACAAAATACCTGTAGCATTATCATAACTTAGTGCTGAACCACTGACACTAATAGCCGCTCTGGCTCTAGCATCTGTGTAATATTTATTTGAGCCTTCCGTAACATTATCTGTTGTGCCGTTCCAACTTATGGCACCTGTGCCACTGTTGTATGTAACGCCACCTGAACTTGATAATGCCGCTCTTGATCTTGCGTTTGTATAATATAAATTAGTAGTGCCCTCTGTTACATCATCTGTATCGCCTGTAAACGAAACTGTTATAACATTGGCCGATTCTGCTATGCCTAAACCTGTACCTACTGCTAAGTTTCTAACAACATGTAAGTTACCCGATGCTTCTTTTTCCATTAAGTTTTTGCGAGTGCTGGTTTCATTACCGCTTGATGCGTTACCTAAACTAAATGGATTAACTGTTGTTAAAGTAACTAACTGACCTTGAGCAATACCTTTAATGTTTGTTCCATCATAAAATATCATTCCGTCTAATGTACCGGCCGCTCTTGCTGTTGCTACAGCACCTGAACTCTGTGCTGGATCTATTTGTGCTAAACTAACATTAGATGAATCTAATAGTCGTAAACTTTGTACAGTAGTTAAACCGTTTGTTGTTAAAGTTAATACAGGACTAGAAACTCCTCTGTTATTATTGAATGTTACTGAGGAATTTGCCTGCGAACTGTCAAAGTTATATAAAAATTGTAAAGCACTACCTGAATACATTTTTAATGTACTGTCATTACCTAAAATCTGTGTAGCACTTGTTGTCTGGAATGCGTTATTACTTACTTCTGAACTATCATAAAATCCTATCTGTGCTCCGCCACTTGTTGCGGCATTACTGAATAAGTTAATATCTGTATTTTTAATATTTAAGCCACCTGTTGTGGTAGCA